TTAGAAGTGTTTTGTTTGTTTGTACTCTTCACCAATTCATTTCCTTTTTTTTCTCCCTCTTCCATAAACGATTCTAAACCTATTCTTTCACGAGCTTCGTTAATAGTCATCACTGCGTTAACATCAATATTTGAATCTACACCAAGCGGCGCTAATTGAATAATACTAATTTCAATGTCATCGTTAAACTCGCGGCTCAATATCTTGTTAATCTCTCTTAATACTGGTGTTTGGAAGTCAGGCACTACGACACCATTCATTACCTTTTGATACTCATTAATAAGCTGTTGATTACCTCCTAATTTACCGCCAGTTTCTTTAACTAAAGCTGATGACCATCTATGTCCTGAAATAATGTTTTCAGTTGCTAGTTTGTCCAAGTCTATAAACTCACCATCCTTTCCGCTTCCAAACTCATGTATTTTTGCAGCTTGTTCAGGTGAATCTAACATTTCAACAATTATCTTGCTGTTGTTATCTTCACCGCTAAATCTGTTTACTATTTTACGTACATAGTCCTCTGCTTCCATTCCTTCAGGTGGATTAGAAAATAATTGAACTAATGCGCTAGGAAAAAAACCGTTTTTGAATTTATTGTTGTTGAATCTCGGTATATTGTACTCCACATCTGCCCACTCCAACGCTTGTATGTATTCAGGAATTCCGTAGTAATCAAATTCAGGGTAATATTGTTTGATGTGTGTTAAGTATTCTTTTTGCGTTTTAATTCCTCTGTATAAATCAACATCACTATCAATAGGCGTGTCTTTACTTACACTCTTATTGTTCAAATTCTCTCTCCAAAATGAAGAGCGATATGTTTTCTTTTTGTCTTTTGATATTCTAACCTTTGTTGCATCTTCACTATACAAACCAAAAACGCCATCTCTCATAGTTCTTACCACCCAAGGATAAGCATTTGCAAGCATTATGAAGTTTGTCATTATGTTGCGAAAGACCTCATCAAAACTTTGGCCGTCTGCATTACATTGCAAAAACCACTTTTTATATTTAGCGTCTAAATTATTTAATGAATATTCTTTTCCTTTTATTTTGTATTCAAATCCTTGTCCGCACGCGTAAGCAATTTTACTTCTAATGATTGAGCCGTGAACTGGTGAACGTCTAGCGCGTAACGCTAAATCATTTATATAAATATTGTTTGAATCTTTGAAGAATGGAATCCACGGGGTGTCGGAAATGCTTAATTCATTCTTTTTCTCCTGCTTTACATTCGTATCAACAAGATTTAATGATGATGCTTTTACGTTATGTTTTTTTATTGCTTCTGACATAAAACAAATTTAAAAAAAAGGGAGAACTTTTTTACGATTCTCCCCATTTTTATTATTGAATTCTTAACTAAGAACCGAAGCTTACAGAACCTGAACTATTGCTAGTAATTGAACCAACAAATTCACGGAACACTTCAGCAGATTTACCAGTGAATGTTAAATCATAACCGTTTAAGCCTTGCAACTCACCTTCAATAGATTGATTAACTGACATTCTTAAACCAGCATCTACACCTAGAATATCATCGTAACCAATAACCAAAGCTTGGTTATAAGTGCCAGTGTCAGTATATGTTTCAACAATCGCAACTACTTTACATGAGTTGAATAATTCTTGAATTGCATTACCTTTTACTTTCTCAATTTTCGGAACATGGATAGTTAAAGTGTTGGTAGAAACAGATGAACCATTCTCGATAGAACCTTCACCAGTCAATACTTTTTTCTCAAACTCACCTTGTACTTCGAACCACTCATCGGCCGTTGAATCCATAGTTACTGAGGTGTAACTGTGGTTACTTACACTCGCTGTAAAAGAAGTAATCTTATCGGCATTCGCCAAGAACACGCGTTTTATACCGCCTCTACGGTTTTCGTCCGCGCACGTGATTAAAATATCTTCATCAATATTTGCCATATCTTAAAGTTTTGTAGAATGGTATCACTCGGCCTAATAGCCGAATGATACTAATTCTGGGTGAATAATTTGGAAACCGATTTTAAACTTAGATGTGATTTTCATTTTCTCATCATCATCATCATTAAATCTAAATTTCAATTCTGCGCTTGGGTCTGTTACATCTGTACCAATTACCAAGTTATCTTTCATTGTTAAAACAATCATGTTATCACCAACGAAAGCAGCTTGTGGGTTGTCAGAGTCTGCTAAGTCAGTGTCCCAACCAGTTACTTCGATTAACGGAATACCTCTGAACATCAACGATTGTTTACCATCCATCAACATAGTCAATCCTAAGTTGTTACCAGTACCCAATTGCTCGTAAGTAGTAGTTAAGTTATCAATAACCGTAGCTGTTACATAGAACGCTTTGTCTTTCTTAGCAACTTGACGTAAAACCTTAGTTTGGTTTTCGTACATATATTTTAATGCGTTGTATGCACCGTTTGTTACTAAAGTACCAGCAGTTTCGTATGAACTTGAATCCATATTGAAGAACTGACCTAAAGTAGCAGAAGAATCGATAAACAATTCAACCCATCCATCAGCCATTGAGTAGTCAGCAGAAGAAGCACCAACTTTACCGAACCAAGCGATACGCCCAACATCAGATTTAATTGCTTCAACTACTTTTGTTCTTGCGATTGTTTCGATGATAGTACCTGAAAGGTCAGTGATTTGCACACCTGCTTTCATTGCTTCTTCGAATACAGTATCAAATACCGCATCAACGCACTCTTCTAAGTTTACTTTCACTTTGTTTACATCAAGTACTCTATCTGTGATTGTAGTAGTTCCACCTGTTGCAGAAAAACCGCAAGTAGTGTAAGCACGAACAACTTTAGCTAAAGTGCCTGGTAAATAAAGGTTAATTTTTGTTTTAACGTTCGGCATAACTTTGTAGTTAGCGAATACGTTATCTCTACCCTCTTGGGGTTTGTAGAATAATTGCGACAAGTACTCAACTCCTGCGTACGTGTGCGAAAAACTGGTTGCGATTAAATTTGCCATCTTGATTATTTATTAAATTGTTATTATCTGTTTTGAGCCGCTTTAATTAACCATTGAGCAAATGCACCTTTTTCAGAGTTTTGTGGCTCTGTGTTAGCTGTATTTTGCGCTGCTGGTATTTCTGATTTACTTGCTTTCAAAAGAGCGTTTTCATCTTCTAAAGCAGAAAGTTTGTTTTTCAACTCTTCAATTTCTTGAATTTTGTTGTTAACTTCTGTTTCATGAGATGCAATTACGCTTTCGATTGAAGCAATTTTATTTTTTACTTCTTCGTTATCTAAGATTTTAACCTCAGTAACAACATTGCTTACTTCTTCTTTTTTAGAAGTGAATAAGCTTTTTACTAAGTCTTTCAACTCGGTAATCTCGTTTTTAATATCCATTTCTGAATTGGTTTTATTGTTAATATATGATGCTTTATTATAGCCGTACTTTTTAAGCGTTTGCTCATCAGCCATAGCCGCAATAGCAACACCTTTTTCAATTGATGAAATAAAACCATTAGATAATGCTTCTTGTGCATCCATCCATGTTTCGTCATCCATCATTTGATTGATTTTAGCTTTACTTTTTCCAGTAATATTAGAATAGATAGAAGCTAATCTATTTTTGATAGAATCCAAGAAATCAGCAGTAGATTCAAATTCTTTTGCTTGCTCTCTTAAATCGCTTGCTTCCATATCTGAAAAGTTCATAACCAACAATGAAGGGTTATGAATCATAAAGAAGCTGTTTTCTGTCATCTTAGGTTTCTTTCTATCGGCCAATGCGATAATAGTAGCAGCACTAGCCGCCAAACCTTCGATTTTTACAGATACATTAAAGTTATTTTGTGGAGAAACTAAGAAATCATAAATCGCAAAAGCATCAAAAACACTTCCACCTACTGAATTAATAGTTAGATTAATGTTCTTAACTCCTGCATTTTTAACCTCTGAAATAAATCCTTTAGCAGAAACACCATAAGAGCCTATTTCGGTATCAATCAATAAATCGATTGAATCGGCTGTTTGGTTTTTTATGTTTAGTAATTTACTCACAAATATAATTTTGTGGTAATATTACTATACAATATAAAATTTGTTAGTTCATTTTTTGGGCGATATTTTATACCCTATTATTTTTGTCGGCAATTATTCGCTTTAAATGTGTGTAGGATATATCCCACTTAAAGCATAAATCATCGTAAATAGATTGATTGGTTTTATATACTGCTGGCATCTTATACATTGCCTCAAAGTCCTTTACTATGCAATGGTTTCTAAGAGTTTGGAAATCGGCCATAGAAGTGTCGACAAGCAATAAAACTATTTCATCAATGCTCCTTCCTTCTATTCTCTGTTGAAGGTATTTTTTTAATGTTTCTTTGTTTACCATTTACTACTTGTGTTAATCCAAAAATCTCGCACATGTTTTCTGCACTCACCACATTTATTATCGTATTGGTGAATATGCTTATTAAACATTTCGAATAAATATCTTAATGCTTGTGCATCTGGTTGAAGTTTGCCAGCTATTTTATTAGCTGCTTCTTTTATCTTCTGCTTCTCTTCGATAGGTATCGCATTTACCCTATCTGTTACGCTTACTTTTATTGCCATTTATTACCTTCTTTGTGTGGGCATTTAGCAGCCTCAAATAATGCCTTAGCACTAATAAAGCAACTACAAACGCCGCATTGTAATTTGTTTTTAAATTTAATACTTCCTTTTAGAAAACTTGCATCTTTCTTGCTTAATTCGCAATTAGTGCATATCTCTAAACGCTTATTGTATTCTTCATCGCTTACTAACATTACCCAAAAGTTGCTTGTGTTTGTACATTACTTACTTTGCGCGCTACGTTTGCCGTATCTACCGCATTATTTATTACAGGAATAGCGCCTATTGAATTTACTACTGCTTTCGTAATCCTAAACTCCATTTCTTCCATATTTAATTGCGCTTGCTGTTGCTTAACAAAACCTCCATTTGCATAGCCAAAGTTAGGAACTAAATTTGGTTTTCCCGTTCTAATGCTTTCTAATCTATTAACAAGTTCAGAACCTTCGCGAGTACCTAGCACCCATTTAGGCGCAACATACTCGCCTTCGTGAACAACCCCAGCTTGTTTAAAACCTGTGCTATCTTTTTTGCCGAACCCGTCACCAGTATAACCCCCTTCAGCAAATTGTTGGCTTAAAATCGCTGCCGATTGAATACCAGCACTTGCAACAGCCAAACCAGTTAATATCGCGGCCTGTGAAATACCAGCCGCCCCAAATGTTACGGCGTTTGAAGGATTGGCAGCCGCCGCAGTTTGAATAGATACTATTTGTTTTGCTAATTCGATAGCAACAAAAGCTAAATCACGTTTCTTTTTATCTTCAAACGCTTTCTTTTCTATCTCTTTTCTCTTTGTTTCATACTCTGCTTGTGTAATCAAGCCTTGTTCATTCTTAGCTTTAAGGTTATCGAGTTCAATTTGCTTTTCTCTATCGGCTCTTTGTCCTGCTAGATTTACTAATGTTGTAGCGAATTGACCTGCAACTTCTATTGATTGTTGTAGTATTTCTCTTTTAGCTTCCTCAACTCTTTTTGATTCCTCTATTTGCTTGTCGGCCGTTGTTTTGTTTATAGCCGCAATAGCATCGGCCGCCTCTTGCTCGATTATTATCTTTTGGTCAGCCGTCAATTCAGCGTTTTGCAACTCAAAATCTCTTTTGGCTTCAATTGCTTTTACTTGCGCTTCTTGCTCTTCTTTGCTTCCGTTTTCAGTTAATAATACAAGGGCTTTGTTGTGTTCTTCTAGTGCTTTTAATTCTTTATCGAATTGCTCTTTAGAATCTACTTCCCGCGCTTTCTTTTCTTTACTTAATGCGGTTGTCTTTATTGCATTGATTGCATCAGCCTTTAATTTTTCATTCGCTTTACTTTCTTCAATCTTTTTAATGTTGGCATCGCGTTCAATCGTTATTTCTTTTAGCGTTCTTTGTAGTGTGTTTTCTTCCAATGCAGCATTTAGCTTTACCGTTTCAGATAATACACTTTCATTTGCTTTTTTTCGCTCCTCTAGTTCTTTTTCTGCTGCCTCTTTTCTCTTTAACGCTTTTTTAATTATCGCTTTTTCTTCTTCGCTAACTTCTTGCTCTAATCTTGCTTTTAACTGTGATACAGATTCTTTATTTATTTGCGCAGTAAACGCCTTCTCTATTTGTAATTGTTGGTTTTTAAGGTCTGCTGCTTTTTTTTCTGCTTCAGCTTTTTCTGTTTCTACTTTTTTGGCTTTCTCTATTTCTTTATTTATATCTCTGTAAAGCTGCCTTCTTACGGCTATTTTACCATTTAAAACCTCTATTGCATCTTCGTCTTTAGTATTCTTTAATTCTTCAGTAAACCTAGCAATATCATTATTTAATGCTTGTTGTTCAAACTTTAATTTAGTTACACTTCCTGAAGCTAGTTTTATTGATTCATCTAAGAATTCAAACTCTGAATTAAATCGTCTTATCTCTTCTTCGTCAAATACTCCATTAACACTCATTGCAGTTAGTCTGCTTAGTGTTCTATCTATGGTATCATCAGAAAATGAATTTAATAATGATGCAAAATCTTGTGATAGGCTTCTCAATACTTGATTAATAACACCGTCCCCACTTTCTATCGACAAAATAAACTTATCCCATGAAGCAGAAAGTTTATCCACATCACCAGCTAGTGTATCGCCAACTATTCCTGCCGTTTGCGCTGCTGTTCCTCCAGCGTTTTTTAACCCTTCCTCAAACTTCGCTAACTCTTCAGTATTTGTAGCCAATGTAACAGCTTGTGAAGCTGCCTCTACTCCGAATAATTTTACTGCCTCCGTTAACGGGTCAACTGAATTTCTGATTTGGCTGAACGCTTGGTCTAAACTTATCCCTTGTTCAGATACTTCAATAAATATTTTTCTTAGCGCTGTTCCTGCTTTTCCACCTTCAAAACCAGCATTAACCAATACCTCTATTAATGCTGTAGCTTCCTCAATACTACTGCCAGCAACTTTAGCAACTGGTGCTACTTGCGACATAGCATTACTAAAAGATTCCAAACCTAAAGCAGAATCATTAAATGACTTAGCCATTATATCAACTACCTTTTGTGTGTCGGTTGCCGCTAGTCCAAACCCATTCAATGTGGCCGCTAATGTTTTAGCCGAGTTTGCTAAATCTTCGCCTGTTGCAACCGATAACTGGATAGTTGCCTCCGTAGCCGCTAAAATATCATCAGTAGTAAAACCTAACTTAGCGAATTCTTCTTGCAGCTTACCTATCTCTAATGCGGTAAATGCACCGCTTAAATCAATCGCGCTTTTCTTTAGTTGTGTAAATTGCTCTTCATTTGC